CTTCAAAGAGTCCAGGGAGATCGACGGGACAATCCTGGCAGAGGTCAAGCAAGGCCGAGACGGCGCAAGCATCAAGCTGGCAGACCGAATGAGAGCCCTTGAATGGCTTGCTGATCACCTGAACATGGCCACGTCCGAACAGAAGGCCAAAGTGGCCAAGATCTACTCTGACATCGAGACCAGTCAGCGTCGCCTTGAAATCGATCTGATCAAGGCCGAGAACGGTGCAGGCGTGTCAGGCGACGAAGTGCAGGATGACAACTTCATCCAGGCATTGTCCGGAGAAGCCGCAGAGGTGTGGACTGATGGATCTGACGAAGATTGACGAACGGATCCAGGCGCTGCGAGCTCGATCGAAAGAATCAGCCAAGCGGGCATTGAGCGGCCTGCGCGGGTTCTTCACATTCGCGCCATTCAGCATCAAGCAAAAGCAGCTGCTGACCTGGTGGATGCCAACCAGCCCGGTCAAGGACAAGGACGGCATCATCGCCGACGGGGCGATCCGGTCAGGTAAGACACTGGCCATGTCGCTGTCATTCGTGATCTGGGCGATGGCCACATTCAGCGGCCAGAACCTGGCAATGTGCGGCAAGACGATCGGCAGCTTCAGGCGGAACGTGCTGTTCTGGCTCAAGCTCATGCTCCGATCCAGAGGCTACCGGATCGAGGACCGCCGGACGGACAACCTGGTCATTGTCAGCCGTGGATCGATAACGAACTACTTCTACCTGTTCGGCGGCAAAGATGAACGATCGCAGGATCTCATCCAGGGCATCACCCTGGCCGGGGTCCTTTTTGATGAAGTCGCCCTGATGCCTGAAAGCTTCGTCAACCAGGCGACCGGCCGATGCAGTGTCGACGGCTCGAAGTTCTGGTTCAACTGCAACCCGCAAGGACCGAAGCATTGGTTCAAGGTCAGCTGGATCGACCAGCGCAAGGTCAAGCGCCTACTGTACCTTCACTTCACCATGGACGACAACCTGAGCTTGTCGGAGTCGATCAAGGCCAGGTACAAGGCCATGTACTCCGGCGTGTTCTTCCAGCGCTACATCCTCGGGCTGTGGGTGCTGGCTGAAGGAGTTATCTACTCGATGTTCGACGAGGTCCGCGATCTTTTCACCAGTTGGCTGGCTGATGATCGTCGCCAGGTCAAGTATTACGTCGCGTCAGACTATGGTATTACAAACCCGCAGGTCTTTCTGCTGTTTGCCGTCCAGAAGGACGAGAAGGGTATCGAACATGCCTGGCTGCTGAAGGAATACTACAACGAACGCAAGGACCAGACAGACCTCGATTACCTTCGGGATTACGAAGAATTTACCAGGGGATATGCGATTGAATTCTGCATCATCGATCCTTCGGCCACCTCGCTGATCAACCTGCTGGTGTCACGCAAGCACCGGGTCAGGAAGGCCAGCAACGAGGTTCTGGAAGGGATTAGCAATGTGACGACCTGGATGAATGAACGGCGGCTGCACATCCACGTCAGCTGCAGGAACACGGTCAAGGAAATGGTCTCCTACGTCTGGGATGACAAGGCGACCGAAAAGGGCAAGGACCAGCCCTTGAAAACGAACGATCATGCGATGGATGCGCTGAGGTATTTCATCAATACCCTGTTCAATCCTCGCCAGAAATGGATGGTGTGATAATGGCTGCACTCGATGTCCTATCTGATAGCCCGTCGGTTGTGGCGGCTGAGATCAAGAGACAGATAGATTTAGACCGGGGGTCCGTGCGTAAGCAGGTTGCCCGAGAAGGGCTTGCCTACTACAAGGGCGAGCATGAAATTCTGAAATTCAGGTTGTTCTACTATGACGAGAACGGAATCCTGCAAGAAGAAAAGTTCCGATCCAACATCAAGATTCAGCATCAATTTCATAGCGAACTGGTGGATCAGAAAGTTCAGTATCTCCTGTCGAATCCAGTGAAGGTGAAAACGGACGACGATGCCTTCAATACCCGCTTGGCTGAATACATCAATGAAGATTTTCAGGAACTGCTGCAGGATATGGTCGAGGGCGCTTCAAACAAGGGCCGTGAATTTGCCTATGCCTATCTGGACGATAACGAAAAACTGGCTTTCCAAGTAATCGACTCGCTTGGCGTTATCTCCATCAAGGATGATAACGATCAGGCTGTAGCGATCATCCGGTACTACGAGAAAGAGATCGGCGAAGGCAAAGAAGCGAAGCCGGCCGTCAAAGCTGAACTCTGGACCGAAGCTGGAACGACTTTTTTCATTCAGCGCGAGAAGGGCAAAGATTTTGAGCTGGACGGCAGCGTTGATCCAAACCCTCGGCCGCACATTCTGTTTGAGGACGAGAACTTCGTCTATGGTGACAGCCTTGGTTATATCCCGTTCTTCTGCTTGCAGAACAACAAGTACGAAAAGACCGACCTTGAACCAATCAAGACCCTGATTGATGATTACGATCTGATGGCTTGCAGTCTTTCAAACAACCTGCAGGACTTCCAGGAAGCGATCTATGTGGTCAAGGGCTACATGGGTGACGACCTGAACACCCTGTCGCAGAACCTGAAGACCAGGAAGACAATCGGCGTAGGGTCCGACGGCAGCCTTGAGGTCAAGACGGTTGATATCCCTGTCGATGCCAGGTCAAAGAAGTTGGAGCTGGACAAATCGGGCATCTATCATTTCGGCATGGGCTTTGATCCGACACAGATCGGTGACGGATCTATCACGAATGTGGTTATCAAGAGTCGATACGCTCTGCTCGACCTCAAGTGTAATAAGGCCGAAACCAGGCTGCGCAAGACAATCCGGCAGATGCTGCGGGCGATTGTCCAGGACATCAATAACCGCTTTGGCACTTCCTATTCGGCTGATGCCATCAAGATCGAGATTACTCGCGAGACGATGGTCGACCAGGATAGCCTGGTTACCAACGATATGAACGAAGCAACCGCGCAGCAGACACGGCTCAACTCGATCCTGTCATTGGGCACTGAGGTCTCGGATGAGACCAGGCTGCAGCTGATCTGCGAACTGTTCGATCTCGATTTCATTGAAGAGAAGAAAAAGCTCGAAGCGCAAGGCCCCTATGAAAATGTTGGCAGCGCGAGCGACCAGCTGGCCGGTCAATTGATGGCTGGTACTGCGGGTGGTACCAATGAGCCGGTTCAGTGATGAGCTCAAGCGCCTGGCGGTCAAGGATGAGGAAGTCGTTCGGAAGGAATTGTCCAGGTACTACACCGAATCGCTTGCCGACATCAAGCGTCGGGCGATGGAGTATCTGGCGGCGAACAAGGAAATATCCTATGCCACGCAGTTGCAGCTCAAACGCCTTGACAGTCTGACCGCACAGATCGACCAGCAGCTTGAGAGGCTGACTGGCAAAATCCACGGGGCGATCACAGCCTTCGACCGGCGCGTCATGGATCGGGAATTCTTCGGCATCTTCTATGACATCGAAGGCCAATTGAAAACGCAGTTGAACATGGTGTTCACGCCCTTGGATAAGAACTATATCCAGCAGGCCATCGAAATGCCGGTTGACGGGATCCCACTGTCCAAGCGCCTTTACAATCAGCAGCTCCCAACCATGCAGGCGCATGTGCAGCAGGCGGTCACGCGATCAATCATCCAGGGCACAGGGTACCCGGCTCTGGCAACGCAGATCTCCAGCATCGGGCTATCAAGTTTCAAGCATTCGTTCACGATCGCCCGCACTGAAGCCGGACGTGTTCGGTCCATGGCCAGGCAGGAAGCCCAGACCAAAGCTGAAGAAGCCGGCGTCAAACTGATGAAGCAATGGGTGGCCACGCTGGACGAGCGGACCAGAGACAGTCATGCGGATATGGATGGCCAGATCGTCGGCATTGATGAAGAATTCGAAAGTCCGGACGGAAACACAGCCCCGCAGCCGCGGATGTTCGGAGTGGCCGAAGAAGACATCAACTGCCGGTGCGATACGGTCACGATTGTGGAGGGTATCGCGCCAAAGCTTCGGCGGGACAATACAACCGGCGAGATCATCGAATTCAAGAGTTACGCCGACTGGCGGGCAGCGAGGGTGGACGAATGAAATGCCCGTATGACCCGAATTACACGACCATTATTAAGGCCAATAAGCCTGACATCCTCGAGTATGAGCCAAACAACGACAAGCTTGAACCGACCTACATAGTCAACAACGACCAGACCACGATGACTGTCCATCAGTACCGCGATTGCATCCAGGAAGAGTGCGCGGCCTGGCAGGACGGTCGATGCGTCAGAATTTCATAACTCATTGAGCACTCGCAAGGGTGCTCTTTTTATGCCGGCGGGTGCTGCATGAGGCATTAGCTGGAATCTACCGAACGGCGCGGTCAATCGTCGGAATATCGGGCGACGTGCCCTTAAAACGTGGAGGTACTTGAATGTACGGTTTACAAGGTGGTTTTCTCGGTCAACTTTCCCGCGCCCGCATGATGTATGCCGATAAAGGCGGTGCCAACGGTGGAGGCTCTGGCAATCCTGGCTCAGCTGACCAGGGCGCCCAGGGCAAAGCAGGAGAAGGGGCTGCTGGCGACGACGGCCAGGCCGATGATGACGGCGAAGAGTCGGATGATGACGAGCCTGTACAGCTGACTAAAGCCCAGCTTGCAGAAATGCTCAAGAAAGAACAGCGCAAGGCTGTCAGAGACTATAAGAAAGCCAAGTATGGCAGCAAGGATGGCAAAGATGAAAAGCCTCCTGCAGGTAATGACAGCAAGGACAACGACGCCGAACGCAAGGCCAAGGAGCGTGAGCGCCTGGCTGATGCGGCCATTGTGCAATCAACTGCCTACACGGTAGCGGCTGAGCTCGGTGTTGATCCGAAGAAGCTGGCCATTGCTGTCCGTGCTGCTGATCTGGACGACATCAGTGTCAACAGTAAGGGCAAGGCTGACAAGGAAGCGATCCGGGATGCCCTGGAAGAAATCCTTGAGATCATGCCTGAACTGAAAGCCAGTGGAAATGACAGCGGCAAGCAAACCAAAGACCCGAAAGTCATCAAGAACAAGCTGGCTGATGGTAAACAGCCAGAGAGCTTCACCCGGGAACAAATCGCAAAGATGACCCCGGCTGAAATCAATGCCAATTGGGACAAGATCAAAAACATGAAGCTGTAATTCAGCAATTGAAAGGAGCCCCTTATGTCTGTTACGAATTTCCTTCCTCAGATCTGGATCGCTCGACTCCTCGAGAACTTCCATGAAACTTCGATCGCCAACGCGATCGCAATCCCCCCGGATCAGATCCAGGGCACGAAGATGATCTTCAACCGCCTCGGCGCCGGTGCGGTCAACACCTATGCCGGCACGGTGTCCTGGGCGGATATCGACACCACGCCTGTCGAAGTCCCGATGGACCAGAAGAAATACTTCGCGTTCGCGCTCGATGACGTCGACCGTGTCCAGGCTGCAGGCGCTGGCCTGATCGACGCCAATACCCGCGAGCATGCGTCCTTGCTCGGTGAGACTGCCGACACCTGGCTGCTCGACAAACTGGCTGACGCTGTTCTGGCCGATCTCACAGTTGGCCCGCTGCCGATCAGCAAGAACAACGCCTACGACCTGATCGTGGACGTCAACACCCTGCTGACCAAGAAGAAGGTCCCGCAGCGTGACCGCTTCACCAT